CGGTCTGCATTTGCTGCATACTGTCAGTCTTATGCCAGATGGAAGGAAGCCCAAGATCATATCAATTCTGAGGGAGCTACCTATGAGACAGAGAACGGAATGCAGAGACCGAATCCCTATGTTGCCATTTCCAATACGGAGCAGCGTCTTATGATGCAGGCAGCATCCGAGTTCGGACTTACACCTTCAGCCAGGTCGAGGATCATGGCAGCATCCGGTGCAAGTGACGATGCTGAGGATGACATGGAAGCAATACTAAGGGGTGATGACTGATGGCAAAGGAAATAAGACCTAAGAATTATCCTAAGCTTAAGAACTATCAGCCGACACGCTTTATGCTTCCGACTTCTCATTATGATAAGAAGAAGGCGGACAGAGCGGTTCGGTTTATAGAAGCTCTTCGTCACACAAAGGGAAAATGGGATAATCAGCGGTTCTGGTTATTGCCGTGGCAGGAACAGCTGGTACGGGATATTTTCGGAATCGTGAAAGATGACGGTACAAGACAGTTCCGGACAGCGTTTGTAGAGATATGTAAGAAGGTAGGCAAGAGCGAGTTAGCGGCGGCCATTGCATTGTATCTATTGTATGCAGACAATGAGCCATCCGCAGAGGTATATGGAGCCGCCGCCGATAGGCAGCAGGCAGGGATAGTCTTTGATGTAGCAAAAAAAATGGTGGAGAAAAGTCCTGCTCTTCTTAAGCAGTCAAATCTGCTGGGAGCCACAAAGAGAATCGTCAATTATGGAAATGCAGGATACTATCAGGTACTATCCGCTGAGGTAGGAACAAAGCACGGATTTTCAATTTCCGGACTTGTGTTTGATGAAATTCATACTCAGCCGAATCGGCAGTTATACGATGTACTCACAAAATATTCATCGGATGCCAGGGCAAATCCGTTGCACTTTATAATAACAACTGCCGGAAACGACAGAAACTCAATTGCATATGAGCTTCATACGAAAGCTCTGGATATCTTAGAGGGCAGGCGTGTGGATCCGACATTCTATCCTGTGGTCTATGGGCTGAAGGATGATGAGGACTGGGAGGATGAAGCAAACTGGTACAAGGTGAATCCTTCACTTGGATATACCGTGGATATCGAAAGGCTGAGGGATGCATATCGGGAGGCAAAGCAAAATCCGGCAGATGAGATAACATTCAAGTGGCTCAGGATGAATATGTGGGTTTCGGCTAAAACGGCTTGGATTCCTGACCAGATTTATATGAGAGGCGATGAGCCAATAGACATAGATTCCCTTCGAGGTCGTGATTGTTATGCCGGGCTGGATCTTTCCAGTACCGGAGATATCACGGCTTTTTCTTTGGTGTTCCCACCTGAGGATGACGACGGGAAGTATATAGTGCTTCCTCATTTCTGGGTACCGGAAGAGACTATTCCTCAGAGAGTGAAGCAGGCTTCAGTTCCATACGACGTATGGGAAAAGCAAGGTTATCTGATGGCAACACCGGGAAATGTGGTGGATTATAATCGCATCCAGCACTTTGTTGAGGAATGCGCTGAGAAATATCATATTTTGGAGATCGCTTATGACCGTTGGAATGCGACAATGCTTGTCACGAATCTTATGGAAGAAGGACTTACGATGGTTCAGTTTGGTCAGGGCTATAAAGATATGAGTCCGGCTTGTAAAGAGTTCTATAAAGTTTTGATGCAAGGTCGGATGATTCACGGTGGGAATCCTGTACTCAGGTGGATGGCTGGAAATGTTGTCATTGAGACGGATGATGCCGGAAATATAAAGCTGACAAAAGCAAAATCCAAAGAGAAGATCGATGGCATTGTTGCGACAGTCATGGCACTTGATCGCTGTGTGAGGCATGAAGCTGAACAGCAGGAAAGTGTATATGAATCGAGAGGTTTGCTCATTCTGTAGAGGATATGGGAATGATCATAATGGCGTTTATCGGCTTCATCGTAATAGCTGAAGCCATAAATCAAACACTGGAAGGAGATAATTGATATGGGTGTATTAAGCGGTCTGTTCAAGAGCAGGGATAAGCCCACGGACAGAACGGCAGGCAGTAGCTACAGTTTCTTTCTAGGGAACAGTTCAGCAGGAAAGTATGTGACGGAGCGGTCTGCAATGCAAATGACGGCGGTGTACTGCTGTGTGAGGATCCTGTCGGAGGCGGTGGCAAGCCTGCCATTACAATTTTACAGATATACCGACGATGGTGGTAAAGAGAAAGCGGTGGATCATCCGCTTTATTTTTTGCTCCATGATGAGCCGAATCCGGAAATGACTTCATTTATATTCCGGGAGACTTTGATGACGCACCTTCTTTTGTGGGGGAATGCCTTTGCTCAGATTATCAGGAATGGCAAGGGTGAAGTTGTGGCTTTATATCCGCTGATGCCGGATCGGATGAAAGTTGATCGTGATGACAACGGCAGGTTGTATTACGAATACACCGTTTACGATTCCGATGATGTCAAAGGCAGAAAAGGAACTGACAAGGTTGGCAGGACAGTAAGACTTCAGCCGCATGATGTGCTCCACATTCCCGGACTTGGTTTTGACGGGCTTGTGGGATATTCGCCGATTGCTATGGCGAAGAACGCTATTGGGCTTGCGATTGCTACGGAAGAGTATGGCAGTAAGTTCTTTGCAAACGGCGCGGCTCCTTCAGGTGTATTGGAGCATCCGGGTACCATTAAGGATCCGAGTAAGGTGAGGGAAAGCTGGCAGGCTACTTTCGGTGGTAGCGGCAATGCAAATAAGATTGCCGTTTTGGAAGAGGGGATGAAGTATACTCCGATTTCTATCTCACCGGAACAGGCTCAGTTCCTTGAAACAAGGAAGTTCCAAATAGATGAGATTGCGAGGATCTTCAGGGTTCCGCCTCATATGATCGGAGATTTGGAAAAGTCCAGCTTCAATAACATTGAGCAGCAGTCGTTGGAATTTGTGAAGTACACGCTGGATCCCTGGGTGAGCCGTTGGGAGCAGGCAATGGTGCGAGCCTTGCTGACTCCGGATGAAAAGAAGAAATATTTCTTCAAGTTCAATGTGGACGGTTTGCTTAGGGGTGACTACCAGAGCCGCATGAACGGGTATGCTACGGCAAGGCAGAACGGCTGGATGTCTGCAAATGATATCCGCGAATTGGAGAATCTGGATAGGATCCCGGAGGAAGACGGCGGTGATCTGTATTTGGTAAACGGAAACATGGTTCCGCTGGTATCGGCAGGTGCCGCTTACAATTTGGAACCTGAGAATGGGAAGGAGGAAAATCCTGATGAAGAAGTTTTGGAACTGGAAGAGCAGAAAGATCAGAGATCAGGCCTCAGGCGAAGAAGTGGCTGAGAGGGTGCTTTTCCTTAATGGCATGATAGCTGAAGAGAGCTGGTTTGATGATGACGTTACGCCGGAGCTCTTTCGTGAAGAGTTAAATGCCGGAACAGGTAATGTTACGGTCTGGATCAACAGTCCGGGCGGTGACTGTGTGGCAGCGGCTCAGATCTACAACATGCTGATGGATTATAAGGGTGATGTAACTGTTAAGATCGATGGTCTTGCGGCTTCTGCTGCAAGTGTGATCGCTATGGCAGGCACGAAAGTTCTTATGAGTCCGGTCAGTATGCTGATGATCCATAATCCCGCGACCATTGCTTTTGGCGATAAGGGAGAGATGCAGAAGGCAATCCATATGCTGGCGGAGGTAAAAGAAAGCATCATGAATGCTTATGAGATCAAAACTGGTCTGAACAGACAGAAGATTTCGAGCATGATGGATGCCGAGACCTGGATGAATGCGCATAAGGCTGTGGAGCTTGGCTTTGCTGACGGCATTCTTGAAAGGGAAGAGACTGAGGAAGATGTCGAGGCACCTGATGTTTCGGCTTTGTATTCCAAGGCAGCGGTGACAAATTCGCTGATGGACAAGATTGCTGCAAAGTGCAGGATTAAAGCGCCGGATGAGAGTTGCACCGGTGCAACAGAGGTAACTGAAAACAATGTTGGTAATGGGCGTTCCGCTGATGAAGTCAGGGAGCGCTTAAATTTTATCAAGAGATTCATTTAAGGAGGATATGACCTATGACTATCAATGAAATGATTCAGAAGAGAGCAAAGGTGTGGGAAACTGCAAAGAATTTTGTGGATACCCATGAGAATGAGAATGGGGTTCTTTCCGCTGAGGATAACGAAACCTATTCCAGAATGGAGAAGGAGATCGAGGATCTGACTGCCGCTATTGATCGCCAGCAGAGAGCCGAGGCAAGAGAGGCTGAGCTTAACAGACCTGTGAATACTCCTATTACCGAGAGACCTGCAAAGCAGGTGGAGGAAAAGACCGGTCGTGCTTCCAATGCGTATAAGGAAGACTTCGGGGCACATCTCCGTGGACAGAGACTTGTTCATAATGTGCTTTCCGAGGGCGTGCAGGCAGATGGCGGCTACCTTGTGCCGGAAGAGTTCGAGCGTCAGATCGTGATGGGGCTTGATGAGGCGAATGTGGTGAGAGGGCTTGCAAAGGTCATTACCACAAGTGCTGAGAGAAAGATCCCTGTTGCGGCGACACACTCTACCGCTGCATGGACTGCTGAGAACGGGGCTTACACTCCGAGTGATCCTTCCTTCGATCAGAATACTATCGATGCTTATAAGCTTACTGATCTTGTGAAGGTGTCCATCGAGCTTCTTCAGGATTCCGCTTTCAATCTTGAAGAGTATATCGCGGCTGAGTTCGCAAGGGCTTTCGGTATTGCAGAGGAAGAGGCTTTCTGTGTGGGTACCGGAACCGGTCAGCCTACGGGTATCTTTACTGCAAACGGCGGACAGGTTGGTGTTACTGCAGGGGCAACCAATGCAATCACTGCTGATGAGCTGATCAGTCTTGTATATTCGCTTAAGAGCCCTTACCGTAGAAACGCTAAGTTCCTTATGAACGATGCGACGATTGCGGCAATCCGTAAGCTTAAGGACGGCAACGGCGTATATCTCTGGCAGCCTTCGCTTCAGGCAGGTGAGCCTGACAAGCTGCTTGGATATGAGCTTTACACCAGTCCTTATGTGCCTACGGTTGCGGCTGAGGCACTTACTGTTGCGTTCGGTGATTTTAAGAATTACTGGATCGCTGACCGTTCCGGAAGAACCGTACAGAGACTCAACGAGCTCTACAGCACCAATGGCCAGGTTGGCTTTGTGGCAACCGAGAGAGTTGACGGTAAGGTGATCCTTCCTGAGGGCATCCAGCTTCTTAAGATGAAGGCGTGAGGATAAATGTTAGAGGGGGTCGCGATTTGCGACTCCCTTGGATTTTGGAGGTGTGAGATGAGCGGATATAACGCAAAGAATTATACAGAGCAGGGCGGCGATGTCACTCATATTGGAGGAAAACTGATCATTGAAGATGGCGGTTCCATTGAGGGGCTTCCTGCTGCTGAAAATCAGGCTGATAGTGAAGCGAGTACCATTGCCGCTTTGAAGGAAGATTTCAATGGTCTTTTGGATAAGCTGAAGGCTGCCGGGCTTATGGCGGCGGATGCAGAATCGGATACAAGTGAGGATGAACCCGGTGGGGAATAAAAACACCAGGCGGTGGGAAGTTCCTGCCGCCTTTGTTGTGAGGTGATCGGATGAATGTGACTGTGGAAGAGATGAAGAATTATCTGAGGATTGATTTCGAGGATGATGATTCATTACTGGAAAACTTTATAGCAGCGGCGAAGAAGCAGTGCATGGATATCCTGAGAACGGATGATGAGGCGGATCTGGATGCGGCTCAGAACGGGAAGATCGCCGTGATGTTTACGGTGGCTTATCTGTATGAACACAGGGAAGAAGCTGACCATCATGCGATGGATCTTACGCTTCGGGCTCTGCTGTTCGGAAGCCGGAAGGAGGGATTCTGATGATACCTGCGCTACTCAATGAAAAGGTCGTATTCCTGAAGAATACCGTGATAACAGATGCCGTTGGAAATCATACGAATGAGTGGGATGAATATTATACCTGCTTTGCGACTATCGGCGGTGAAGGACTGGCAAGCTCTAAGGAAGAAGAGATTGCCGGTACTACTGTTGAGGATGTGGCGATGACGGTTACGGTGCGGTATTGCGCGAAGACGGCAGCTATTACTTCCACTGGTTACAGGATCCTGTTCAAGGGTGAGTTCTATGACATCGTGAATGTTGATCATATGAACTTTAAGAAGATGTCGCTGAAGTTCAGCTGTCGGAAAGAGAGGCGGTGATCATGTCTACAGACAGAGTAAGGATTGACCAGATGGCTCATGTCATCATGGAGGGCTTACAGGAATACGCTGATCTGGCTACCGATGATATGAAAGCCGCTGTAAAAAAGGCAGGGGATGAAGCAAAGAAGGATGTGCAGGCAGGTGCACCGGTAAAGTCAGGGAAATACAAGAAGAGTTGGACGGTGAAAACCACAAAGGAAAACTCAAATTCTCTGGAAGTAACGGTGCATTCCAGAAACAGGTATCAGTTGGCACATCTTTTGGAGTTCGGTCATGCAAAGCGGGGTGGTGGAAGGACAAGAGCCTTTCCACATATAGCACCGGCTGAGGCTAAGGCGGCGGAGCTTTTGGAGAAGGAAGTCGAGAGGGCACTGAAATGATGGTGTCAGATTGGAGGGCAGCATCGATATGACAATAGAACAGATTGCAGCGATGCTGCAGGAGACGGGAATCCCTTTTGCATATGATCATTTTGCAGAAGGGGAAAGCCCAGAGCCGCCGTTTATCTGTTACCTGTTGCCGGGGAGCGATAATTTTGCTGCTGACGGCAGGGTGTATTTCAAGATAAATGAAGTGCGGATCGAGCTTTACACGGATAAGAAGGATGTGTCCGTGGAAAAGCAGGTGGAGGATGCTCTGGATGACCGGGGCATTTTTTATAACAAGAGTGAGGTCTGGATTTCGGAAGAGAGATTGTATGAGGTCTTGTATTCTTTCGATGTGCCGGACATTGAAGAAACAATGGAGGTATGAGAGCTATGGCTAATAACAAGGTTAAGTACAATCTTAAGAATGCGCATTATGCGATGCTTCATATTGCCCAGGACGGTACGGTGTCTTATGGAACGCCTGTTGCCATTCCCGGTGCGGTGAGCATTTCGCTTGATGCGAACGGAGAGCCGGAAAACTTCTATGCGGATGGCATTGCCTATTATGTCATCAATAACAACATGGGGTATGACGGTGATCTGGAACTGGCGATGATCCCTGAGAGCTTCAGGGTGGATGCGCTGAATGAAACGCTGGACGACAACAATGTGCTGATCGAGAATGCAAACACGGAGCTGAACAGCTTTGCGCTACTTTTCGAGTTTGATGGCGATGTGAAGCATATCAGGCACGTGCTTTATAATTGTTCCGCTTCGAGACCTGGCATCGAAGGCAAGACCAATGAAGAGAGCCGTGAGGTTCAGACAGAAACTCTGACCATTAAGGCTACGCCTCTTGCAAGCGGCGTGGTAAAGGCAAAGACCGGCAATACTACGAACAGCACTGTATATCAGAACTGGTACCAGTCCGTATATATGCCTTCGGATGTATCCGGTGCGAACGTGAATCTGTCTGCACTTACTATCGGTTCCATTTCACTGGATCCGACTTTTGCGGCAGGTACTACGGCATACACGGCTGAGACTTCCAATGCTACCAATGCAATCACAGCTACGGCAGCAGATGAGAATGCAGGCGTATCGATCACTGTGAACGGTGATTCTCTTACCAACGGTTCCAGTGCTACATGGGAGGATGGAGAGAATACGGTTGTGATCACTGTAACAAACGGCGGTTCCAGCAAGACCTACACGGTAGTTGTTACAAAGGAATAATGCTGACAGGTTTATAAAGGGCTTCGGGGTTGTGTAAGGCACGGCTTCGGGGCTCTTTTTGACCGGCGCTATTTTGATTATGGAGGATACGGTATATGAGCATGGTTAAGAAGATTGAGATTGACGGGAAAGAGGTTGCATTCAGAGCATCAGCGGCTATTCCAAGAATATACAGAATGAAGTTCCAGCGGGATATCTATAAGGATCTGGCGGCTTTGGAAAAATCCATCGGAGATAATTCCGAGGAAGTCAGCAACTTGGATATGTTTTCTTTGGAGATGTTTGAGAACATCGCTTATATCATGGCGAAGCACGCTGATCCGACTATTCCGGACACGCCTGAGGAATGGCTTGATGAGTTTAATACCTTCAGCATCTATCAGGTGCTTCCGAAGATTATCGAGCTTTGGGGGTTGAACATGAAAATCGATGTGGAGGCTAAAAAAAACTTCGTGCAACAGACCGTGAAATGACAACGGCGCTGTTTATGCTGAGATGTGTGCAGGTCGGACTTTCGATACGGGATCTCGATCTGCTTACCATCGGCATGGTTAATGAAATGTTCATTGAGAGCAGAAATGATGAGGGTGCCGACAAATACTATCACCAGATAGCAGGTCAGGCCGAGTTTGATGCGTTCTGATGGGGTAACGATTTGTTACTCCATATTTTTTTAGAATGGGGGTGCCTGGATGGCGGCGAACAGAATAAAAGGTATTACCATCGAGATCGGTGGCGATACCACAAAATTGCAGACTGCCTTGAAGGGCGTAAATACAGAGGTTAAGAACACTCAGCAGCAGCTTAAGGATGTTGAGAAGCTTCTGAAGTTGGATCCGGGGAATACGGAGCTTCTGGCTCAGAAGCATAAGCTCTTGGGAGAGGCGGTTGCAGCTACAAAGGAAAAGCTGGAAACATTAAAGACGGCGGCTGAGCAGGCGAATACGGCACTTGCAAACGGCGATATCTCCAAGGAACAGTATGATGCTCTGCAGAGGGAGATCATCGAGACTGAACAAGATCTGAAGAAGTTAGAGGAGCAAGCGAACCAGTCTGCGACAGCTCTTCAGAGTATTGCGGCGAAGGGTGAGAAGCTTAAGACAGTCGGTGACAATATAAGCAATGTCGGAACAAGGTTACTCCCGGTTACGGCAGGAGTTACAGCATTAGGAACGGCGGCGGTGAAAACTGCCGCTGATTTTGACTCTGCGATGAGCCAGGTTGCAGCGGTGTCCGGTGCGACGGGGGATGATCTTCAGAGACTGAGAGAGAAAGCCCGTGAGATGGGAGCTCAGACAAAGTTCTCTGCATCTGAGGCAGCTGAAGCTATGAACTATATGGCTATGGCAGGCTGGAAGACAGAGGATATGCTGTCCGGTATCGAGGGCGTTATGAATTTGGCGGCTGCATCCGGTGAGGATCTGGCTACCACTTCCGATATCGTGACGGATGCGCTTACAGCTTTCGGATTATCAGCTCAGGATTCAGGACATTTTGCTGATATCCTGGCGGCAGCTTCGAGTAATGCAAATACGAATGTCTCCATGATGGGCGAGACCTTCAAGTATTGTGCTCCTATCGCCGGTGCGTTGGGGTTCAGTGCAGAGGATACGGCAGAGGCTATCGGACTTATGGCGAATGCCGGTATAAAGGGTTCACAGGCCGGTACTGCACTCAGAACCATCATGAATAACCTGTCCGGTGATGTGAAGATCTGCGGATCCTCTATCGGTGAGGTTACGATTGCTACCACAAATGCAGATGGATCCATGAGAGATCTTTCCGACATCCTGGCTGACTGCAGGACAGCTTTTGCCGGTCTGTCTGAATCTGAGAAGGCGGCAGCGGCCGAGAGTCTTGTAGGAAAGAATGCAATGTCGGGATTCTTGGCACTCATGAATGCCGGGGAAGGTGATATCAATAAGCTTTCATCTGCCATTGAGAATTGCGATGGATGCGCGGCTGACATGGCTGCAACGATGAATGATAACCTTGAAGGTCAGCTGACTATCCTGAAATCACAGCTTCAGGAACTTGCTATTTCTTTCGGGGAAATGCTGATGCCTGCTATCAGAACAATTGTGGGTTGGATACAGAAGCTTGTGGACTGGCTCAATTCGATGGATGAGGGCACAAGGAAGGTTATCATCACGGTTGCTTTGGTTGCTGCGGCTCTGGGCCCGGTGCTGATTGT